TTTAATATTTGGAACTAAATAATTTGGTCTTCTTGTTTGAGTTGTTAAAGCCGCAGGTTGTTGCCATTTTATTTTAAATCTATACTTTGCCTTTGTTGGAATACCCACAGTTGGGTCATTAGATAATACTTTTTCACCAAATTGATTTGTTACCAAATAATCTAAGTTCATTGGTAATTCAGTCAACCATGTTCCACTACCGTCAATCACATTTCCTGCTTGTTCCAATTGATACACTTCCAATATTGGATTACCATCAGAATCTTGTTGTATAGTTTGTCTTATCGCTAAAATTTGACCAGGCCCCGGAACCAAAGAACATAAATTACCCATATTATCTCTTGGCTTACAATTTTTTCTTACTCTAAACGAATCCGCAGTTGAGTATACCGAACCCATAAATGTTGATGTGGGTTGAATATCGATATTAGCATCATTTCTTAAATCAAAATCAATTCTGTTAATCGCTATTTGACATATATCAGGGTCACCCCACAATGGAGATATTTCGGCATTTGTTGTTAAATTAACAATTTGTGGTAATGAATTAAGGTCTGTTGATGTTCTAAACTGATTTCCAGCAACTTGAGCTTCAGTAGCTCTACCCATTCTGATTAAATCTTGAGGAGTTAATGAAAACTCACCAATATCAGATAAATCAACGTCCATTACAATAGTTTGACTACCTAATGGAACACCCATAATCATGTAATCACCACTCTCATTTGTCTTGGCTGTAAGCTTGTAGTATTTGTCGTATATTTCAACAGCGGTTGCACCTGTTAACGCATCAGTTCTTGATGGTAAGGTACCTGTCGCGGCGTGTTTTGAATATGATTTTTCGTATGGTAATAAATTGTATCTATATCCATCACTATTTATATCCGTAATTGATTTATATGGATAGATACTTTGTGTAATTGGGTTAGATTCGTCAACACTCTCAATAGGAATAAAAATAGAGACCCTGGCGTTTGGAAGACCAAAACCATTATTAGCACTAACTCTTCCCACTATAACACCATAATCAGCACAACTTCTTGTATAGATATCAGACTGTTGTATCTTTATCGAAAGTATTTCAAGAAATTCAAATTCTTGGTCTAACTGAAGATTGATTGTTTTATTAACCCCGACCTCTGTTGGTATTCTGTATGATTGGCCCATTAAATGGTTTTAACTATAAATAGTTTATGCAGTATTTTATCAAGAAAATACATCACATTAAATTATAGTTCAAAGAAGATAAAAATAAACTTATGAGAACGTAACTGATTGGAAGTTCTTAACAGATACTCTAATATCCTTATTTGGATATCTAATTTGATAAACCTGTGAAGGTTGTGCAAATATTGTATCATCAACAGGCCCTATCAATTTCGTTTCAGGGTCAGCGTAAACCATTGAGGTTTCTGCTGAAGAATATTGTCCCCCAACTTCATTATAGATATCAAGACCTGCAACTGTTAAAACACCATTTAGGTTTTGAATAATACTTCTGATTTCAGATAGATAGATATTCTGACCAAGTTGTCTTGTTTGAGGGTTGAAGTACGTTGATACGGCATCGATAACAGACGAAATAATTTGACCCGAGTTTTGAGCTGCATCTAAAACGATTGAAACATCTACACTTACATCAATTACTTCGGCAGTAAAGATTGAAATGTAATCGTTCATCATTCTATAGTTAGATAAATAATTTGCAATATTTTGTTTCAAAGTATTAGATACAATATTCGTTAATTTACCCGAAGTATCGTATGATAATATTTGAATCATTATTTTATTATCGTTTTCAGTTATTGACACTTTAGCTGGCGCTCCAAACTGAGCTGGCATGTTTCTAATAATAGATTCATAATCTTGTACTGTTACCGCTCTCTTTTGTGCCGAGAAGTTAAATGATACGTAGTTTCTAATTTCTTCAATTGTTGGTACACCTGCCCCACCAATAGCCGCTGTTACGTTATTACATCTTAAAGAACTAATCACCGATGAGTTAGTTGCTTCTGAAGGTCCATTAACAAAGAACGATACTGTACCGATTTGATTAATTACGTTTGTACCTAAGTTAGTTTGTAATCCACCTCCAACTCTATACTGAATAAATAATGTTGAGTTAGGTGCTAACGCCGCTCCTAATGAAACGTTGTTAGAATATTTTTGAAGTTCTAAAGTTGCCCCTAAAGTAGTGAATTGGTCTAAAGCATCTTGAGCAGTATTTGTTCCACCACCAAATGTCATTTTCTTAAATCCTTCTGCAGTGTATTCGCTGATAAATCTATCTTGTGTTTGGATATATCTACCAACTTTAATACCTGGTTGGTCTGAAACTTTTGTTGGGTCTTCAATAAAAACTCTATCTTCAGCCAAGGCATCTACTTCATACCATCTATTAGTCGCTCCCATGAATTCAGCCGATGTTGGTACGTTTGTATATTCTGTTCCGTCTTTAAGTAAAACACTTGTAATACCTAGTACGTTCTTCTCAGGTAAAAACAATTCAAAGAATGGTTTTACATCATTTGGTGTAATAACTCTTTTGAATACTTTGGTAATACCATTAACAACAACCTCTCTTTTAGTGATTGTGTAATTTATTAATATACCATTCGCATTAAAGTTAGGGACTTTTAATCTATTAGGGAATCCTTGAGCATTATATGGTGATGTAAAATCAATGTCGTATTGATTTTCAAAAACTAATCCAGCACCAACAACTTGAGAACCTCTTAATAAAGTACCGAGATATCTTTCATCCTCTTTATCACCAAACGCTGGTACTGTAATTGAAAAATCAACTAAAGAAACTGATGGTCTTTGTCCTGGTAACTTTAATCCATATGTTCTGGCAATGTTATAAATTGATGACTTTTGTTGAGCATACTGAAGAACAGTCTCTTGTATACTTCTATCTATGTGATAGTGTAAGTTATCAGCAACTGCAGCATTCAAATCCAAGAACACTGAGAAAACTGAAGCGTCATTAAAATCCTGTATTAAATCAGGATAGTAAGTTCTAACATAGTTTAACAGTTCGGTTCTTATTCCTTCGAAGTCTCGGGTTGTATATGATATCTTACGATTAGCCATCTATCTTAAATATTGATAATTAGAAAATCACTCTGAGAAAACGTTTGGGCATTAACTGAGTAATCTATTTTTATTTTTGCAGTATATTCTGACGTTCCTTTACCAGGGAATCTGTATACCGAAGATTCACTAGTCCCAACAAAATTTTGACCTGTTGCAATATCGATTTCTTCTTGTGGGTCAGCCGGTGTAATTGTTATATTGTTGAGTAATAGATTCGGCATAAAATTTTCAACAGCATCTCTAATGTCTGATTCAATTGCATTAAAAGTAAGTCCATCAAATGGTTCAAAAAGGAATTCATACAATCTTGTACCAAATGTTGGTAAATAATATCTTGAACCCTTTCTAGTTAAAAGAAGATGTAACAAACTAGACTTAATTGCATCTCTTTGAAATTCAGTTAATCTTAAGTAATCCCCTCTTAATGAATCCGCGAATGGAAATTCAAGACCATATGTTATACCATTTGCCATATCACATAAATATACATGGATTAATTTTTTCTTAAAGAGATACTCCCTCTAGTGTGTTTTGGGTCGTAAGGACAATGTCTACAATAATTACCACAACATGACCCTCTTCTTTTGTGGAATTCTTCAGTGAATATAACTCTATCACCTTCCATATAATAATGAGAAGGGAGGAGTTTATTAGGCTCCTCCCTTTTATTATTATCTATTTCCATGGATTGAACTATAGATTCCATTAATAATATTTTGAACTAAATTATCGTGTACCATTTATTTAATTTCGCAAGCACCCCCCGCACATGCTAATTCACCACTTAAATCTGTATCATCGTCCATTTCAACGATTTCAGATAAATCAACGTCGTGAAGAGACTTCATCAAATCATCATATTTTTCTTTAGTACAATCTTCAAACGGTGCTTGAATGTAACTACCTCCGTCATATGGTAAACAAGATAAACCATTATAGTATTCTTTGTTATCCCACATCCACTCACCAACTGCTGGCCACTCATGTTCTCTAATTGAAATAGTTGCCGATACGTTATGTGCGTTGTTTCCATTTCTATGTCCTGGTTTAATCCACTCTTGTTGAACTTTTTTCACTCTCTCCAACAATTGGATTGGTGATTCGTTTCTTAAGATTGACCCCTCAGGCGCTTTTTGTGGAATTCCAATAACCGCTGTGTCGTGTGGTCTAAAGTATTCATCTTCAACTAATTCAGGGTGATTAGTCTTCAAGTGAGAATAAATTGCTTCGTTCTTTCCAACTCTAACTCTTCTGATATAATAATCATTGTGCCAAGCGTGAATACCTGAAGATGTACCCAATGTTAAAGATGTTGTTCCCGCAGGTTTAACAGTTGTTGTTCTTGCCGAAGGATTAATTTTTATTAACTCAGCAACTATTTTGTTTTCTTCTTTTACAACTTTAGCCGCCGCTTTCATATTCAAC